ACGGCTTTTCGATATGTTGATGGGCGTCTTTGACCGTGTGTATCAGATCGAGGATGCCGACCGGGGAGACACGCCCAATCGCATTGTGGCCGCGTCTGCAATCGTTGCCCTCCAGGAACGTAACCAAGTCCTTATGCGGCACAAGATCAGGATGATCGATTACCTGATACGGCAACGCGGAAGGATGCAGATATCCTTCTTCCAGAATTTTGGAGTGGTGACCGACAATATCAAGGTTGACGACACTGTTGAGGGAATCAAGGGAACGGACCTCATTAATCGAAAATTCCAATATGTTGTCGAATCCGGATCGACCATTACCCAAACCTCCCTCCAGGTTCAAGAGCAGGCGCTTGACCTTGCAGCAAAGGGATTCATCGACAAGCAAGCCCTTCTTGAAACTCTCAACTTCCCCGGCTGGCGGCGGATAGTCGAAAGGATGGCTGAAAGCGGAGACCAACTCGACCAGGCAGCACAGATCTTTATTGATGCAGGTGTGCCACAGGAAACGATGGTGCAACTGATTCAATTCGCAAAGCAGGCCCAAGTTGGGGCCACACAACAGGCTCAACAAGGGCCACAACAACCAGGAGTTTAAACAATGAGCGGATATTACAATGTTGTAACGGTGGGAGGTGGCCAGTCACAATTGCCGCTCGACACTGACGGGACACTGGCTGGAAACTCGGATTTGGCAGTTCCAACCCAAAAGGCTGTTAAGGCGTATATTGACGCTTCGGTCAGCGTTGCCGGTGGGGTAACGTCAAGCGCGGCAGAGCTGAATATTCTTACAGGGGCACTGGTAACTGCCGCCGAACTCAACCGAGCCTGTGACGTAAGCACGAGGATTGTTACTATCGTCGAGACCGGCGCTATATCCCTGGCTAATCACGATAGCAAGGTTTGCCTTCTTGCAGAGGCAGGAGGGAATGCACTTGTAACTCTCACCCTGCCGGAAGCAACTGGCAGTGGAGCAAGGTTTAAATTCATCGTCTCGGTTGTCAATACATCGAGTTACGTTTTTGTGGTGGCAGATACGACCAACGCCAATTTTATCGGCAACGTCATCAACCAGGATGCCGACCTTGTTGGAACTATTGCAGCGATCACCTACCTGGCCCCGGCCAACGCCGACACACTGACTCTGAACGGAACGACCACAGGTGGTCAGAAAGGTGACTGGATTGAATTGATTGATGTTGCTACTGATGTTTGGTTCGCAACCGGAATCGTAAGTTGTCCGGCTGGATCGAATACGGCGAATTGCTTCACAGCGGCGGTCTAATATGCCTCTGTATTCATACCACTGCAAAGATTGCGGCATAACAAGCGACCATTTTTTCAAGATTGCTGAAAAACCAGATTCGGTCCCTTGCTCATGTGGAGGGGTAGCCGGAAAGGTGTTTTCTGCAAGTCTTGTTCTTGGTGATGATATGCCAGCATGGATGAGAAACCCGGAGACGCTTGGTTGCCTGAAATGCAGTGGTAGCAAGGAAAGAATAACAACGAGGGGCGAGTACAATCGCTATCTCAAGAATCATCCAAACATTGTCGAAATGTCGGCAAAAAGAGAAGTTTAATCGGGTAGCCCATCGAGGTCCGATAAGGAGCAACACAATGGAAGAGAATAAAACCCCGGCAGGCTCGGAACCAATTAACCCTATGGCATTGGACAACCAGGAGCAAGAACCGGAGTCAGTCGTCGAGAAGGCACCGGCCCCCAAAGAGGATAAGCCGGAACCGAAAAAAGACGACACCACGGCACGGCTTGAGAAGATGCTGAAAGACAGCCAATCAATGATCGGCAGGCAAGGTAACGAGCTTGGATTGCTGAAGGCTCAACTTGAAGCAATGAACAGGCCAGCGGCAGGACCAAGCGAGGATCAACAACTCGCTGACCTGTACAAGCAGATGGACACGGGCGAAATCGACATAGCCGAGGGAATGAGACAGGCACTTGCCATAAACAGCAATCTGACGGCATCCAAGGTTATGAATCAATTAGCCCAGCAGCAGCAACAGCAGGAAGTCTCGAAAATTCAGGGGAAGTTTTTAAAAGACAACCCCGATTACACCGAGTTGCTGCAAAACGGTACGCTTGATTCCTACATGGAAGAAGACCCGTTGTCCGATGCTTACACGGCATACCAAAAGTACAAAGCTGACGAGAAAATAAAAACTCTCCAGGCCGAATACGATCAAAAGGTCGCCGCCGCAAAAGAAGAAGGGGCGAAACTAGCCAAAGGCGCGGAGTCAGCCGGTAAAGTCCTTGGAAAACAGGGCGGTTCGGCCCAGGCACCGCAGGTCAACAGACCATTCAAAAACGGACAAGAGATGCGGAGCGCGATGATGGAAGAACTTCAGCGTTTGCGCTCCACCTCGCAATAATAAAGGATCAAGAAAATGGCTTTTACAATCGACGAACTCAACGCTTTGACCCGTACTTTCATCCTCGGCCAGCCGCAGGATATTTATTTCACCTCAAATGTTCTCCTGATGAAATTGATGGCGAACAAGCGAACCATCTCCGGCGGTCTGTATGTTGATTGCCCTCTTGAGCATGGGGCGGCACACTCTGGAGTATACGGCAATACAACCTTAATTCCGACCACCAAGACGGAAACCCACAATAAGGCATATTTCCCTTGGGGCGGTTATTACGCCGCTCAGACCGTTGACTTTGACGACAGGCTGAAGAACAACGGCGAAGAGGCAATTGTCAATCTGGTGGCCGCAAAGCTGCCGAATATGACGAAATCCATCAAGAAACAGATGGGTGCAGGTATTTACCTGAATGATGTCGTTGACGGTGTTCAGGGTTTTGCAGGAGCGGCCGCTCTGTTCTCGACCGTTACCTCTACCGCATACGGCGGGATCAAAGAGGCCGATGTGGCCTTGTGGAAAGCAAACAATTCTTCTACCGGTACAGTAGGGAACTTCAAGGGCTTCCAGGCAATCAGACTACCGGCCATCGTTGACACCAATACCGAAGGAATGCCCGACCTGTATGTCACGACCCAAACCATCAAAGACGGATTTGAGGCCTCTCTACAGTCCCAGGTTCGGTATAGTGATAGCTCGCTCGCCGTTAAAGGTTTCACCAATATCCTTTTTGACGGCGCGCCGGTTGTTGCAGATTTGAATCAGACTGCAAGTTACGTCGATGCCTACAACACCAGGATGCTGGAGTTTGTTTCCCATAAGGATTTCGATTATACAACTCCGAAATGGGAAGCAGACAGAACCCAGCCTGACATCTGGACCGCAAGCATTCGGTGGGCCGGTCAGTTGTGTTGCAAACACCGTAAGGCACACAGCAGATTTACCGCTGTTTCAGCACCGGCATGACAAATTGCTCCGGGGTAAAAGCCGGAGCTTAACATTTTGAGGACGTAACGATGAAAATACTTCACGTAAATATTCCCACGGCCACTGGAGCCGCTACCTATTATGTCCCCGTACCGGCGAACATGACAGTGTTAGGGGCAGATGCTACCACATCCGGCGTAACAGGATGCACAACCACCATCGATTTCATCAGTGGGTCAACAACTGTAGGAACCATGGCAATAGGTGCCGCCGTTGCTGCTGCGACAATCACCTCAGCAACAATGAACGCTACCCTGGCAACACGTAAAACCTTGATCACTAAGGCGGTACCTCTGAAGGTTGCCGTTGATGCAAGGTCTAACAGCGTGGCAATATTCATATCAATTTATTTGGATGAGTTTGCCCTCCAGCGAGATTAAGCAAAATCAACCATAGGACAACGATATGAAAACAATCCACATCTGCGTACCATCAGCCACAGGACCAGGGACAGTCTATGTCCCTGTCCCTACGGACATGACGGTAATAGGCGCAGACTGCACGGTTTCAGCAACCACAAATTGTGCAACCACAGTTTCTTTGATGAGTGGCGCTACGACCATGGGGACAATGGCGGTACTCACCGACACCGCTCCTGCTGCTGTTATCACGGCTGTTATGTCTGCAACACTTGCAACCAGGAAGACCAAGGTGACAAAGGCCATACCTCTAAAAGTCTATGTCGATGCTCGGACCCAGGCTGCCGCCATATTCGTCACTTTGTATATGGACGAATTTGCATTGCAGCGCGATTAACCACAACTGCCGGGGGTAATTCCCCGGCAAAAAGGCGAAAGAATGACCACAAAAGCCGACCTCTTAGCACTCGCAAGATCCCGCCTTAACGATGATGTTCCAACCAATTATGCGGGTGTTGCCGGTACATACCCACATATCTGGAGCGATACCGAGTTGACGGCATATCTTCAGGATGCCGAGAAAGAGGCGGCGGAAAGGGCAGATATTCTGGAAGTCACCGGCGACTCAACATATTGCACGATATCTATAGTTTCAGGCACCGCTACCTATACGCTCAATTCATTGGTATATGAGGTCGTAAAGGCCAGGATATCAGGTGAAACAGCGGCTTTAAC